TCACTCAGTTTCATTGTAGGCGCGGATCACGGCATCGTAGGCGGCGATGCAGGCGTTGAGGCGGACGATGGCACCGTCGCCTTCGCCGGTGAGCCGAGCAAGACCTGCGGCAACCGCCGGGTCAAGTTCGGCTGCAGCGGCGGCTCCCGTATCCACGCCGGAAGAACGGGTGGCATCAACCGGTCCGGCTGGATCGGCCGCTCGGGCGTGGACAAGGACTGGCAACCGGCGACGGCCAGCAGCAAGATCGGACTGCAGCGCAGTCCCCTGGGTCTGGACATGGGAAAGCTCCTGTTGAAGTTTGCCGAGATCGGCCATGGCGGCATCGAGCCGCTCCTGCGCGGCCTGCACGCGGGCGTTCGCCACGCGCAGCGCGTCCTGCGCCCGGCGCGTGCGTTCGGCCTCGATGAGGTCGCGGCGCGCGGCTTCCTGCCGGATCCCGACCCCGACGAGGTGATCGCGGTACGCGAGCAGCCCGGCCGCTCCCAGCAGGCACAGGGCCACTGCCGCGATCCATGCCGGAATACCCAGGCGGGCGAGAATGGCGGCGATCATCGCAGCTCCCCGCGGCACAGCGCGCGCTCGGCCTGGCGCCGCCGCGTCAGGCCGGCGACTTCGCGTCCATCGACCTTGTTCCACAACAGCAGCGCGTCGCAGGCACCCGCCATGTCGCCGGCGTTGGCCCGCCGGGCCATGCTCGAACGGCAGAACGCGGGAACGCCGATGTTGTAGGCAGCGTCGACGAACGCGGTCTTCTGGCCGTCCGTCAGGGGTACGCGGATGCAGCCCAGCACGCCCGCCGCATGGCGTTCGAGGTCACGCGCCAGTTGGGCGTCGCACTCGGCCGGCGTATACGTCCGGCCCCAGGCCGCATGCTCGGTCGCGCCATCGCAATACGTCAGGACGCCGGCCATGTCGCGGTACGTGGTCAGGACGCGCCCTTCCTGCGCCGGCGTGAACGCGACCAGCGCGGCGGCCGCCGTCGCGCCCACGAGCCCGGCCAGGCCGGGTCCGGGAATACGGCGCGTCATGAGTAATCCTCCCACGGAGGATCGTCCATGTGCGCCAGCGCGGCATCGCTCTCGCGCTGTTCGCGGCGGTCGCGCCGGTACACGTAGATGGCGTTGATGACGAAGGTCAGCATGGCCGTTACGATGCCGACCAGGACGCCAAATTCGGTCAGCGTGAGCGACGCGCCGATCGACGTCATGCCGCCGGCGTAGCTCATCACCTCCGAGGTGCTCGGTTTGCTCATACAGTCCCTTTCGGTTCGACGTAAAAAAGCCCGCCGGAGCGGGCTGGGGTGGATGCACGCGTCCAGCTGCATCGTCATGCCGGGAAAGCCCATCAGCCCGGATTGCTCCGGGTGCCCACGACCTGGACCCAGGCCGCCCCGGGCGAGGCCGCGAACCTGACGGTGTCGCGATACCCGTCGGAGATGACGATGTAATCCCTGGTGGCGCCCAGGCGTTTGCGGGTGCCGGCGACGAGGACTTCCTCGACGCACCATCCGGGCGGCAGCGTGAAGTCGGTCGTGCCGGCGGTGGAGTCGAAGTCGAACGGCATCGTATCCCGCGCAATCGTGCCGCGCACACCTCTGTTGCGGCGCAATTCGTCACGCAGCACGATCGGCGGCTGCTGGTAGCGCCCCCCGCCGGGACCGCCCGTCAGGTGTGCGCCGCAGCTTGCCGACAACGCCGTCACGGAACCGACCGATGTCGCCACGCTGTCCGTGCGCTGCAGGCCGCGGAACGCGGAACGCCCCCAGGCCGTACCGACATGCAGGGCCTCGGACGATTCGTCATAGGCAAGCGCATTGCAAATGGCGGACGCGCCGTCGATGGTGCACTGAGCGCCGGGGAGAAATAACGACATCTCGTCTTGATAGATCTGCGCGATCTGATCCGCGCTGGGTGCAGTTGCTCCAACCTTCCACATCGATAGCGACATCTCGTAGATGGTGGACACGGTGAATCCATTGCCCAGGCGCAGCTTGCCGTCCAGCGTGGAGATGTCGCCCACTGCGATGCTGCTTGACCACACCTGGACGCCGTTGACATACAGGCAGATGACGGAACCGCTGCGCATGACGGCGATGTGGTTCCACACCCCTTGAAGGAGCTGGGGCAGGTTCGCCACATTCCCGACGACACCGGTCGAGCCGGAAGACCCGATGACGTTCACGTACGGCGTAAGGGGATAGGTTGCTCCCGAAGACGTCACCCGGCCGATGTTGATGCCCCGTCCGTTCGTGCCGATCAGGCTGAACAAGGTCTGCGTCGAACCGACTGCACCGTCGCTTCGTGCCCAGCCCATCACACAGAAATCCCCGGTGCCAAAGTCCATGCTGGCGGTGTATGGTTGCTCCAGATAATTCGATGCGCCGAAGCCCGAGTAGCCGACCAGCTGCGCGCCGGGCGCCACGGCAGTCTTGTCGAGACTCCCGTTGAGGAGCAGTCCGGCCCCCTTTACGCTGCGGTCTGCATCGGTCACCCTGACGCTGATGTTGTCGAATGAAACCGTGCTTCCCACGGCGTCGCCATTACGGTGGGCCAGAACGATCGTGGCGGCGGCCCCCATCGCAACGAAATGACGCACGTAATCGCCTGCCGGGAGAGTGCTGTAGTCATACGTAAAACCATTGAACTGCATCTGCACAATGCCGCCGTTCGCGCCCACCGTGAAGGAGAACCGGTAGGTTTTGCCCGGTACGAGCGTCAGACTCTGCTGGGCCTGGCCGAACTGCCCTGCCGTGCCCTGCGTGATGACGAGGGCGCCGCTCGCCACCGATAGCGTGCCTCCACTGGCGCCTGTCCAGCCCGCAGTGTTCGTCGTAAACGTGCCGTTGGTTACGAGCTCGCCCGCCGAGGTGAACGTCTCCGCGACCGTGTCCGCAAGCCACGCGCCCCGGCAATCGCCCACCATCCAGCCACTGTTGCTGACCGGCGTAATCCAGGCAGCCATGCTGTTGGCGGGATTTGCCTGGTTCTCGCTGAGGAAGGCAAATCCGTTACTGTCGCCCACCGCGTAGGCCTCCTTGGTGCGTACGAGCGGTTGGGTACCGGAACCTGTGCGATTCGGCAACATCCACACCCCCTTGCCGGTCCCGTTAGGGGAGCGGAATTGCCATGCACGCTGTACATCGGTCGTATCCACATAAACGTTGGTGTGCGTAGCGAATGTCCGCACGTCGTAGGCCGACAAGTAATGGCTGGCGCTGTTGGTAACGTCGAAGCTCAGGTAGGGGTAGTGCAAGGCCACCGTGCTGACGGTGTTGTTGGTAATCGTCAGCGAAGTCACGGACAGGTCGTGCCTGATGAGACTGAGCACGTTGTTGCAGGCTGCCGCAATGCTCGGCACCGGCAGACCGGTAGCCGGGTTCACAGGCGCATCAGGGAACACCGCCATGGAAAAATCCGTTACCGCCGGATAGCCGATGCTGTTGATTGCAGACGCCGGATAAGACACCGTCATGACGGCATTGCGCTGGGCGATGCAGCCCGGCCAGTAATACGTGTAGAGCGCGTTGGCCAGCGCCGTCACACGTTCGTCAATGAAGGAGATCCGCATGCAGCCCTCGGCCGCATTGTTTGATCCGACAAGGATTTCGGCATTCATTGCTGCAACACACCTGCGATTGACGGTACTCCGCCCCAACAGGGGCACGGCCGGGAAAACGGTGTTGGCCGCGTTGAACACCATCCACATCGGCAAGGACGGTACGGTGGCATCGTAGATGACCATCCGATACGCTTCCAGCACGATCAGTGCCACGGCCGGGAATTCGCGCTTGTTGCCCCGAAAAGTTTCGGTGGCGCCGTACGTCGGGCCCAATTGGTAGAACTTGCCGTCACTGGTGTTCTGGAAGTACTGGCCCACCTGTTGGGAATACGGGATGGACGGCGTAATCGGTGCGGTAACTTCTTTCACACTGAGCGTGTCGAAGCCTGCCACGCAACCGGCCGAGCCGGCGTCGGTGCAACCGGCGGCGACGTACATCGTCGTGGCCGTGGCATAGAACGCCACGGCTCCAGTGGTCGAGGTCGTGGCAAGCAGCGCCGCCACCGTGGATTGGCCATTGGCGTTCGGGGTAATCCCCAACAATGCAGTGCCGCTGCCGCTGATCTTGCGCACCGTACCGGACAGACTATAGATTTTGCCGACGGCAAGGCCGGTAATCGCCAGGACCTGGCGGCCGTAATCGGCGGTAGCCGTCACCTGGAACTCGTTGCCGACGACCGTGGCTGTCGAGGCCGTCGATCCCGAGACCCAGCCACCCTTGCCATAATCGAAGTTGCCGTTGCTCAGCAATTCAGTCGAGTTGATGTACGCCGACGCCGTCATGCCGACCGTCATGGCCTTGGCACCGCCGGTGTAGATCGAGTTGCCCGAGGTATTGGCCGTCGTGCCGGGGTAGACCAGGTACGAATACGTGACGCCCGCCGTGAGGTACACGTAGGCCAGGATCTTCGTTGGCACTGTCGAAGACAGATTGGCCATGTTCTGGAAGCCTCCGGCATTGGTAACCAGCGTGCCGGGACCACTCAGCACGGTGAACCCGGCGAAGCTCAGGAAGCTGCCGTTATACATACCGATGGATACTGTCGAACTGTTTCCCGCCAGCAGTGTGAGCGTAATGGCATGCAGCCCCGTAACCGGTGCGGTAATCGGCTGGCTGATCGAGCGCGAGTTGGTATTGGTGACGGCCAGCAGGTGCATGGGCGTGCCATCTGCGGTGATGATCGCGTATCTGGTGACGGTCACGGCATTGGTCTGCCACGGCGCCAGGCTCATGTCCTCGGGATTGGCCAGCAGATTGTCGCCGCGTGCCGCCACTTCGCTGGCGAACATGCCCAGGTAGGCCCCGGCCAGGGTTTCGTTCTCCCAGCTCGTGTGCTGGCAACGGTAGCGCCATTGGCCGCCGTCGCTGTCACGGCCGGTGTCATACAAGACGGTATCGACGACGTTACCGGTGTGGATCTGCTTGCTCAGCGCCGCCAGCTGTTCGTTCGGCGCGGTCGACGCCTGCCAGGCGGCGAGCGCCGCATCGCGCGCAGTACCGGCCTGCACAGCGGTGCTTGCGGCCGACTGGGCCGCGCTTGCGGCAGCCTGGGCCGCGGCCGTGGCCGCAGCAGTCTTTGCCAGCATGTCGTCATCGAGCGCATTCATGGCCTGGAATGCCTGGGTGCTCGGCATCCCGTAATAAAAACGATTGCCCATCAAATCTCCTCGATATCAAGTGTGGTTGCGTATTGCTGGAAGAGCGGCGTATTCATCGCCGTCGTGCCCGACAGCTTTCCGTACAACTGGTGCGTCTGCTCGAGACGCGCGTCGGCGGCGTCCGGATACAGGCTGAAGAAGATGGGACGGCGCATGCCGTTGCCCCACACGATGCTCCACAGCGTGGCCCGGTCGACGGCGCTCAGCGCGGCCAGGCTGACCGACTGCGTCTTGTGGCGCGTGCCGACATCGGTGACGAGGTCGCCGGCATCCGTGCGGACATGCTTGCTCGTGTCCACGGCCTGCACGGGCGCGCCGAATTCGGCGTTGATGTTCGGCTCCCAGTAGGCGCCGCAGACGAGGCGTGCGGCTTCGATGTAGCCGGCCGGGTTCGTGCCGTCGGCGATGTCGATCACGAGCTTCTCGACCGCCCCCGGTACCGGCACCCACACGCGGGCATAGGTGCCGCCGCCGTAAGCGTAAGCGTTGCTGCCGAGCGGAACCGCGCCCCAGTCCCACAGGCCCAGCACCGGTGCCGGGCAGGCTTCGACGGCACCGGTATCGAACAGCGGCGCGCCGTCCCCGGCCCGGGCGTAGCCGCGCACGCGCAAGGTGGCGCGCGGGGTCAGGTTACAGAACGGCAGCACGACGCCGGCGATCGCTTCGGCCACCGCCCACGTGGCCGTGATCGTGGCCGCCGTGCCCGTGCTGCGCCAGACGTCGGCCTTGATGTCGGTGAGCAGGCGGTCCGCCGTCATGGCGCCGGCCGAACTCGACGCCGTCAGCGTGGCACGGTCGGCGGCGTTGTCGTAGATGATGCGTAGGTTTGGCATGAGTCAGCCTCCAAGGTAGATGCAGGGGATGACGATGACAGTGTCATCTGACGCGAACGTGATGGCTTGGCCTTTATCGACGCGTGCCTTCGCTACGGTATAGCCGCGCACCACGTCGTCCGCTTCCCGCGTCGCTAAGCCGTCGATACGCACGTTCTGGCGCATTGCCACGCCGGGAGTGGACGAGGTGACCAGCAGATCATCCGGGCCGATCGGACCACCCTCCCCGCAGACCTTGATCAGGCCCTCGCCGACCCCGTTGACTGCGAGCAGCGTATGGGTGTCTGCCATTTCGTAATACGGACCGGCCATGATTTCCATGCGACTCATGCGGTTACCATCCTGCGGTATCTGGTGCCAGCCCTCCACTAGAGCCGCCGGCGCATGGTTGCGCAGTGGTCCGATAATGCATGAAACCGGGCCGCGTACACCTCTCTGGTAAGGCTCACTCGATCGCGTCATCGTAAAAAGGCCATTTGCCCAATCGCGCGCGGTGACGAACGTGGAATCAATCATCAGGTCGCCCAGCTCGGGGAGCGCGTCGTTTGGTACAAGCGCATCGTGTGCGCCTGTGAACGGGCCCGCAGCTCCTGCCCCATACGCATAGAAGTCATACCCGGCAGTGGCGATCTTCCCAGCGGACCATGACGAAGTATTGACTCCATCGACACCGCAACCATCATAGGTCCCGTGACCACTCACGCCAGCAGATGACGTGTTACTCAAGCCTTGAACTGCGGGGCCGGACAATTTCGCGCTATTCAAGAATGAGCCAATGCCGCCAAAAATATTGTCGACGCTGACAACGCCTCCCGGTCCAACTTCAAAAGCATAGCCATTAAACGTACTACCAGACCCGATTCCAATGCGTACGCCGTTCAGCGTCCCGCCAGAAATCAAGTCCGCCGACATTGTTCCACCAGAGATTACACTGGCAGACAGCGTGCCCGACACGAGCATGTTGCCGTTAATGTAGGCAGTCAACGGTAACCATTTTTGACTACTGTCCCAAAAGCAGGTCGCAGAAAACCGGGTAGAAGTGTTGTACATGGTTACCCGGTCGCGGTTCTGCGGATACCCGTAGCCAGCATTGATCACAGCCTGGGTCGCCGTATTATCGTCCCAGCCGTTGTAACCACCCAGTGCAATATCGATGGTGCCGCGCATACCTGGGGCGCCTTCCGGCCCTGTCAGCCCTCTCGGTCCCGCGCTTCCTGGAACACCTTGATCGCCCTTGAACTTGCTCCACACATAGTCGGCCGGGCTCGTACTCTCAACACTCACGGTCTTGTTGACCGCAATGCCGATGTACATCGTGCTGGCCGTCGGCACGTCATAAAGTCCGGCGCCATCCGCGTTGTCTGAATACTTGATCCACGTGTAGGTCGTGACGCCGTCCGTGCCTTTCGGCCCCTGGACGCCGTCCGTGCCCTTGATCAACGACCAGGTATAGTCCGCCGGATTGTTGGATTCGGTCGACGTACTCTTGTTGTAGGCGAAGCCGATGTATGTCATCCCGTCCGGGCTATCCGACAGGTCGGCCCCGGTGGCTGACGTTGCGTATTTAATCCACGTATAAGCAACCATTCCGTCTCGAATTTTCTGGATGACGAGCGAGCGGCTATACGTCCTGCCCCCGTAGTCGATGGTTGCGTTGACGATCAAAGAGTCCTTGTCCGCCATCGTCGAAGCCGCAAGCGTCCTGTTGTTTCCGGTACCACCCAATGTCACTGCAGGAACGGTGCTGAACTTGACCTGGCCAGGAATGCCATTCGGCAGCGCAGTCAGGACGATTGTCGACGGCGACGTATTACCTTGGACGTCGACATGAAACACCGGCGAGTCGGCATACAGAAGCAGGTTACGACTTTCCCCGTCCGCGATCATCCGCCCACTCGTCCCCTGCAAGAGAACATCCCGATCATTCACAATCGCACTCATACCAGCACCCCCACCTTGACGCGCCCGGTACTCCAGTCGGGCGCCAGCGACACCACCAAGCCGGCGACACCATCCCGCATCCCGTAACGCGGATGCCGCAGCGTCACCGCCTGCCCCAGCTCCAGCTGCAGCAGTTCCGGCATCCCCTCGAATTCATAGACCGTGCGTGGCACCTTCCACAGGTCGAGGCGGCGGCCGCCTTCCGTGTCGGCGTCGACGCGGCGCAGCAGCATCGTGTCCTGCTGCACCGGCTCCGCATCGAGGCGATACGTCGCCAGCACGGCGGCATCGCTCCGCGTGCTGGTCAGCCACGCCGTCGCGAACAGCGTCTTGTGCTCCTCCGGGATGTTCGTCACGAGTCCTTCCTGCACGGTCCAGTTCTTGTCGAAGCCGAGCTTCACGGCCCCCGCCACGTCCGTGCGCGCGGTAGGCGCCAGCGTGCCTTCGACCATGTGCTGCGGACCGACCGCGAAGGCCTCGCCGGGCGCCGGCAGCGCCACCTGGATCAGCCGCAGCTGCCCCAGGCGCGACATCACCAGTTGCGCGCCGACGCTGCCCGCCAGGTCCCGGCAGGCGGTCAGGATGTTCGTCCGGTCCGGCGCATACAGCCCGACCGGTTGCGGATGGGCGATATCGAACGCGTCCAGGTTCGACTTGTCGAGGTCGGTCGCAGTGAAGCGGTCCGCAGCCTTGCCGTAGCCAGTCACGAGACGCTGCACGAGCTTCGCCACCGTGTTCGCATAGGCGCCCGGCTTGTCGCCCTGGACCGACGCGGTGATCGCGCCGACGGACGCCTGGTTCAGCCTGAACTTCCCGGCCGCGTTGTCGACCGTGACGGAGACCGGCACGCCGTTGTCGCGCACTTCGAAGATGCCTTCGACCGGTCCCGCATGCACCTGGTAGGTGAGCGTGGCCGGATCGACGAGCAGCGGCGTCACGTTATGCACCTCGCCGAACGCGACCGGCAGCAAGGCGTCGGCGTTCTGCGTGGTGCCGCCCAGCTTCGCTTCCGTGATCGGCGTGTTCAGGCGCTGCAGCTTGTCGCGCAGGCGCAGCGCCAGCTTGTCGGCGCCGCGCGGCGCGATGTCCGCGACGATGCCGTTGAAGATCATGCGGAAGTCGGCGCGAGCCCAGCGTACGTCGCCGATCCAGGCCTTGACCGGACGGTTGGTCCAGACGTACGAGCCCCACGCGTCGCGCTCACCGGTGACGTTGTCGATCTCGATATCGCCGGCCGACAGCGCGCCGTCGCCCTCGAGCGACAGCTGCTCGGTGAACAGCACGCCGACCTGGGCGATCGGACGGTAGTGGGTATTCGCCGGGATGTCGCCCGGCGCCGTGTTGTATGGCCGCGTGGCCAGGTAGAACGTGGTCTCGACGCCGGCGACTTGCGCCGTCGCCTCGATCAGTACCACGCGGAGGGCGGCCGGATGCTTCAGCCACGCCACGAATTGGTCATCGGTCATGTTGGCATTACCCTCGTTTCACGTGTTTGTGCGGCGATCAGCGCCGCCCTGGTGGTCGCCTCGGCGATCTTGCCGGCCGAGTTGTCCGATACGGCCGCATTGGCCGCCATCAGGTCCCCGGTCTGGCGCTCGCCATCGCTGCGCAAGCCGCGCACTTCGTCGCGCAGCGACTGGTTGTCGGCGCGCAGCGCCTTGATCTCGCCGACCAGCGCAGTCATGTTCGACGTGCCCATGGCGCTGTAGTCGACCGGCGCCGACGGCGCCAGATAGGCCGCCGTGTCCTGCAGCCGGACGTCGGCGCCCCGACCGGACATCGTCCCCTGCCCGGCGATCAGGCCCTGGTATTCGTCGCTGCGGCTGAACTCCTGAGCGATGTCGGCGATCGACATGCCGGATGCCAGCGCCTGCTCCCAGAACTTCAGGCCCGCGGCATCGGGCGCACGGTGCAGCATCGACTGGTACAGCGACGTGATCGCGCTTTCCTGCGATGCCGCCACGGCCCCCGCACCGGCCGGGCCCATGACGCTGACCAGGTCCCGGATCGCCTGTGCGACCGACGTGACTTCCTTCTTCACGTCGATCAGGCCCGCGACCTGCAGGTTCAGGGCATTCAGGCTCGCCTTGCCGACGTCGACCTGCTGCTGCGCCCACTGGATCGCCTCCTCGGTCGCGGCCTGCGCATAGGCGAAGTCGCGCTGGTACTGCGCACCCGACGCATTGACCGCCTGCGACGCGCTCAGAAATGCCTGGTACGCGCCCTGGTACTGGTTCTGCGCGTCGGCATCGCCGGCCCGCGCCGCGCCCAGCGTCTTTTCGTACTGGGCTTTCGCCTCGAGGTACTTCTGCTGCGACGTAAGCGTGGACAGGTTGCCCAGCAGCGCGCTGTCGTGCAGCTTGCGCAGGCTCGCCGCGAAGTTCGACATGCGGTCGATCGTCGTCTGGAGCGCATCGGACTCGTTTTGGTAGGCATCCGTCAGCGCGGCACGTGCGGACGCGATGCTGTCCGTGGCGGATGCGGTCGCGGGATGCACCTGGGCGAAAGCTTCCGCCAGCTTCATCATCGCGGCGAACTGCTTGGCGCCGGCCTCGGTCGTGAGGTCAAGCGAATCGATCACCGCCTTGAATTGCGCGCGCGTCTGCACCGACGACAGCCCGAGTCCGGCCATCGCGGCCGTCAACGCCTCCTGCACCGGTTCCAGGCGCTGCGCTTCGGTCAGGAAGTTCTGCGCGTAGAACGTCGTCTGCTGGCCGAGCGAGGCGGTACCGCCGGCCAGGTCGACCAGGCGTTCGCGTGCCGCGGCCGACGCGAGGCCGATGGCGCCGAACGCTTCCTGGGCGGTCTTGCCGATCAGTTGCGCCGCCTGGTTCGTGGCCTGGAAGTCGCCGGCCAGGCGTTGCAGCGTGGCGGACGCCGATTCGCCCGATTTCGCGAACTGGTCGAGGTTCGGGACGAGTTTGTTGGCGATGTCGTTGCCGACACCCGTGAAATAATCCGCGACCGCCTGCTGGTTTTTCGCCGCATCCTGCGTCAGGGCGATGTCGAAGGACGTCGAATAGCCCTTGACGGCATCGGCCGACACGCCGAGCGTCGCCGCAAATCCCGAGGACGCGGACACGAGCGCGGCGAGTCCATCGGAGAACTGCTTGACGATATCGGCGCCCAGTGCGGACGTATCGGTGCCGTTGCGATCGGAGCGGAACCATCCGCCGTCCTGGTGCCAGTTGCTGTAGCTCGAACCGGTCACGCCCGACGTGGTCAGCGTGCCCCGGATGCCGCGGCTGGTCACTTCCTTGTCGCCCATGCCGAATGCGCGATTGAGCACGCCGCCGATCGCACCGCCGATCGCGGCACCCAGGGCGGTCCCGATGACGGGAATGATGCTGCCGACGACCGCACCGACGGCGGTACCGGCCACGACGACGCCCTTGCTGCCGTATTGTCCGGAGATCGCCGTGCCGATGCCGTAACCGGCCATCGCGCCCGCCCCCGTGCTCAATACGGAGCCTGCCATCTGGCCGTATCCCGCCATTGCGTTCCCGCTCGCCCCCAGCCCTTGCATGCCCTGACCGAAGCTGCTGACCGATTCCGACCCGATCATATTGCCAACGGACGAGATGCCCTTGCCGATCGTCGTGCTGAATTCCGTGAAACTGTCCTTGACGGACTTGAACAGGTTGGAGGCAGTCTTGACCAGGTCGACGGCCCCACCGCCGCCGGCACCGTCGGCACCCGCGGCCTGCGCCAGTCCCGCGGCGCCCGTCAATCCGAGCGAGGCGCCGATATTCAGGACCCACTTCTTGACCGTCATCTGGTACAGCAGGTCGATCAGGCCGTTCTTGAGCGTATCGCGCAATCCGCTGAACGCGCTCTTGCCCTTTTCGAAGATGCTCGTAAACGCCTTGTGGGCGCTTTGCTCGACGGATTCCCACATCTTCTTCAGGGATTCCGTCTCTTCTTTCGTTGCGGGCGAACCGGCGCTACGCCTGGCGGCATCCAGCTTCCGGTCCGCTTCGATCTGTTCGTCGAGCGCCTTGCCGACGTCGGTCGAGAAGGTAGCCTGCTGCGCGTTCATGCGCGCCTGGGTCATTTCAGCAAGCTTGTCGCTCGTCAGTCCGTACGACCAGGCCAATTGCTGGTTCTGTTCGATCTGCTGCGAGACCGCCGCCTTGTCGTGGACATTCGACTCTTTCGATGTGCCAGCCCCTTTCCTGGCGAGCGCCGAGGTCGTGGTCGCCGTGACCTTCTTCACCGTCATTTCATAGCGCATCAATTCGACGATGTTGTTGTCGATCTCGGTCACCGCGGCCTTGTGCGCTGCCGTAATCACTGCAATGCGGTCCGAATACGAACCTTGCGCGTTGGACGCGGCACGCAACTGGTTCGCGTAGGCGTCGACGTCCTTGGCCGTATCCGTCGCGCCGACCCGGGCAAGGCCCCTGGCTGTGGCCGACATGAAGTCGGCGAACTTCGCGCGCATGGTCCCGATGACCGCGTCCCAGGAAAAGCTGATCGTTTCCCACGCCACCTGGGCGCCATACTTGAGGTTTTCCCAGCCGGTCAACATGACGCCAACAAAAGTCAGCCCTGCAAGGCGCGCTTCGACGAAGTTATCGTTCAGCCAGCTGCCGATCTCGTACCCGGCGAATGCCGCCATCATCAGACTGCCGGCAAGCCTGACCTTCGTCAGCGAGCCCTCCGCCAGTTGCGCGGACACGCTCATGCCGCCGAAGCTGTTCGTCAGGACATCGGTGGCGCTTGCGCCGATCGCCAATGCCAGACGGGTAAGCTGGACTTGCTGTTCGAGGGCGACAAACGCCGTGGTGACGGCCGTGACGATCGCCGGTCCGGCAACGAACGCGGCAAAGTACGCGGCGACGATTTCGCTCGCGAACTTCAGGCCGGACACGATGGTCTCCGCATGTTCGGCAAATGCTTTCAAGGCGTCGGTGACGGCCTCGATCCCTGCCCGGGCAACCTCGCCAAGGCCCGCTTGCGACAGGCTCAGCTTGAATGCCTCCCACGCATCGTGGAGATTGCCGAGGGCGCCATCGAGGCTCGCGGCCTGGACTTGCATGGCCGCGCCGAACTTGTTCAATCCAAGCTGCTGCAGCCAGGCTTCGATTTCTTTCGCGTTGTTGCCGACGGTGGCCTTCACACCGTCGAACGCGAGCGACACGCGGCCGCCGTTTTTCTCGGCGCTGAAGCCGAGTTTCTCGAGTTCCTTGAAATTGCCCTCGGCTGCATCGGCCACGGCATCGACGACCGTGTCCAGGCTTTGTCCCAGCCCTGCCGCCGTGTTGCCGTAGGCCCGCAATGCCTTCTCGGACGGATCCAGGCCCGACGTCTTCAACTTCATGAACGCCTTGGCGGTTTCCTCGACGTTGAACGGCGTGACGGTGGCGATCGCCTGGAGTTCCTTGAATGCCAGCGATGCGTTCGCCACCGACCCGGTGACGACCATGAGCTGCGTGTTGAGCTTGTCGAACGTGCGCTGGGCATCGAAGAACTTGACGATCGCCTCGAAGGCCTTCTCCAGCTTTTCGACCGCTTCCTTCAATTCGGCGAGCGGCTTGATCGACTCGAGAAAGCTCTTTTCCATGTCACTGATGATCATGCTTTCTCCCATTGGAAAAGCCACCCGAAAGTGGCTCGAATAAAATTTGCGAAGACCTTCGCGCCCGGGCCTTCATTCGCCCTTGTGCATCGCCTCCAGCGCAATCGCATCGAACACCTCGATCATGTCCAGCTCCCACGCACTGAACTCGACGCGATGCAGCGTCTGGTACGCCAGGATGTCCTGCGGCGTGACCGGCCCGGGACCGTTGATCGTCATCGACCGGCCCATGCGGCGGAAGGCGTCCCAGACGGGGCGCCCAAGGCGCGGCCAAGCAACGTGCAGGCGCGGGTCGACGTCGCCCGTGTTCTGCGCGACGCGCTGCAGGTGATCGCGCAGCGTCGCGCCGTCACCCTGCCGCGCGGCGAGCTCGTACTCGGCGCGGCAGCACTCCGCTAGGCTTTCGCGGAGTCGGCGATAAAAAGCTCCGTCTTGTTGATACCGGCGCGGACCTGCTGGCGGATCCACTGCTTCTTCGGGTCGGTCAGCAGCGCGCGCACGTTGGCCGCCGTGCAGTCGAGCGGCTGGCCGGCGCGGGTGACGTTCCAGCCCAGGCAGGCTGCCACCAGGTATTCAGTTTCGTCCTCGTGGTCCTCGAGCGGGTCCGAGGCCGGCATCTTGCCGGTCGCCGCGAACTCCGCGCGCAGCTTGCGCGTGCGCGCCAGGTCGATACGCTTGCGCGATTCGTGTTCCGGGCTGGCCAGTTCGATCCAGGTATTGGTCGGCTCCTTGGTCTTCGGGTTCAGCAGCACGAGCTTGCCGCTCGGGACGTCGTCGAACGCGTCGATGTCGAGGTTGGCGACGAGCTTGTTCAGCAGCGGGGACGGTTGTGCATTCATGGTTTCTCTTTCATGGAAAATAAGGGGATGGCGGGACCGGCCGCCCGCATCACGCAGGGCGGCCGGTGTGGGCGCCGATTACAGCGCGCTGTCCTGCACGGCGATGGTCGTGAGATCGGTCGGCGCGTTCGTGCCGCCGTTCACGTTCAGCAGCGCCTGGAACGGGATCGTCTGGATCAGGATCTTCTCGCCGTCGTCCTTGGCCGCGTCGCTCAGCTTCAGGCGGCCGATGCTGAAGGCGACGAAGTCCGAGCCGGCCGAGTTATCGGCGGTGAAGACGGCGTAGGCCGAGATCTCCGACTCGTTGAAGAACGCGTCGCGCAGCACGGTCGAATCGAACTTGGCCGTCAGCTGGCCGGTCACGACGACGCGGCCGGACGCGACCTGGTCGGTCACGTTCGCGCCGATGCCCGGCTCGGCGGACTGGCCGCAGGCGATGTCGATGCTCATGCTGGTGATCGTGCCGCCGGACACGCCGCCGATCGACACCACGCCGTTCACCGCCGCCATCGTGCCGGTCACCGTGACGGGCGACGGGCTCGTGAAGTACTGCGCGGCGCCCGCGGTGGCATCCTTGCCCGCGAGTTCCACCGAGATCGTCGACATGCCGGTGGCCGGCATGGCCAGCGACACCTTCGACACCTTGCAACCGCTGAACACTTCGCTCGCCGGGACGTCCGGGAACCAGTGCTCGATCGAGAACGACTTGTCGGTGTGGCCGGTCTGCGGCACCATCGACTTCTTGCCGATCACGGTGACGGTCGCGCTGGCGATCGGACCTTCGGCGACCAGGGCGCTGCCGTTCAGCGTGCGGCCCGTCAGCACGGTCGCGGTGACGCCGGTAACGAGGAAGTTCTTGCCCAGGTTGGCGGCATTGAAGGTGCCGGCGGTCAGGCGCACGACGTCGCCGATCTTCACGCCGTCGGCCAGGAACGAACCGGATGCGCGGGTGAGGGTCCAGGCACCGGCCGTGCCGCCGACCGTGATCGACGCGCCGGAAATCGCGACGCCGGCCGCGAAATCCTTCTTCAGCGCGGCGGCGAGGAAGTCGGCGTAGGTCTTGGCCGACAGTTCGCCGGCGATCGTGCCGCCGACCTTGCGCAGGCCGTGGCGGAAATCGGCCACTTGGAAGTCGGTGCGGATCTCGTTGCTCTGGTAGGTGTCTTTGGACAGGTTCAGCGACGAGGTCACGCGGCGCAGCGCCTGGGCGGCGGATTGCGCCGGCAGTACGCCATAGGTGGTCTCGGGCTTGTAAGTGACCTGCTTGAATACTCCGCTTGCGGTTCCCAT